CCGAAAGCGTAATGGCGAGATTTACGCCGGTTAACGTCTGGCTATATTCCTGAATAAAAACCTCGATCGAAGGCGAACCCTCGAGCTCAACCGTTGGCCCGAAAAGAACCAACCCGTTTTGAATTTCGGCCACTAGATCCTCGGCCAACTTAATGCAGTCGCTAATTATTTCGCGTTCGTATTCTGTCGGCGTTTCCTTGTCTCGAGGTAAATCCGCAAAAGTTACGATAAACGAGTAAAGGCGCGAGCCTGGGCGCGGTTCAACCTCTACGGGAAAAACGTGCATCCAGGGAAACGTTAAACCCTTTTCGATATCGATCGCCGAAGGATGCCCGTGAGTAAATTGTTTTATTAGGTAATGGCCCGAAGCGAAAGCCCGGAACCGATCGATCAAAACGTTATAGCTTATTTGTGTAATCATTGAACCGCTTGTTTCATTATTCGTGCCTGCTCGGCGTTATAATCCCTCATATAGCTTAGGTAAACAAAAATCTCCTTCGCACCCTTATCTAAAACCATTTCGTGTTTCGTTATATCGTTATTAGCTACCGACTGAAGGATGTGGTACCACCCCCATTTGGCGAGCCCTGAGGGTGTATAATCTCGCTCAGCTCCGTCGTCATCATCCGATCTAAATAATCCAGAGAATTGTTCACCAATCCCGCTCCGATAGTCGAAAAAAAAAGCAACGCCCCGTTAACCTGATCGAGAGTTAAACCTAAAACCTCCGGCATATAACCGCTCGTTTTAGAGGAGTCGTATTTTTCAATGTTATAAAAGTCTCCAACCTGTTCGGTAACGGGCCGAAATAGGATCGCCATTAAATCAGGAAAGTGTTTATAATTAACTCCACCGTCCTTTAACCAAACCGTATTGGCGAACGAATCTAGATCGACGTGCTCACGAAACGTCATACCGTTAATATCCGGAATAAACCCGAGGCGTTTCCCGTTAACGATCGCGACGCGTTCGAACTTACTCGAGCTTGAATCGATTACCTCCTCGAATAGCGTTATAATAGTACGAACACTGTCGGCCTTAAGGCTCTCGCAGTACTCCCTCGATTTGTTTATAATTACCATTGCCCGCTCGATATCGTCAACCGCGTTATGGTAATCCATAAATTGGCGGAGCGTAATTTGAGAGCCGTCTCCCGGAATTTTTAATTTCATAGATTCGAACTGATTGTAATTATCGGTTGGTTATCGGCGCCGGTTAATTCTTGGCGTTCAATGTAACCGCGTTTTTTACCTTTAGTTTTCATGTAGAAAATAGTCGCGGCTGTATCGCCCGAATCGATCAACCCGTGTAGCTTGCTTTCGGCAAAATCCAAAACCGTATCGTCAACATTTTCAACGGCGGCTTTATACTCCGGATCGTTTTTCAACCAATGGTAATGAATCTCTCGACTCATTCCGATCGCCGCGGCTGCTTTCGTTACGATTCCCAGGTTGGCTTCTAGCGCCTCGAGGAACGCCTTTTTTTTAGCGTTAAATTCTGAGTAATCCTTCTCCATATTATTTATTATTTCTCATTTGCTTAATCGCGTCTATTGTTCCCCATACGCCGAAGGAGATGAGAGCTATTGCCCCTATGTAGTAAAGTATTTCGGTAATTTCCATTTTTTTAATCTGTTAATAACCCCGTTTTACCCGAAAACATTAGTATTGCACCGATAGCCGAACCGCACTTATTAACAACTATTTCGCCCATTGTGCTTGACAAACGGCGAAGCGTTGCGGCGCGTCCGGGAATTCATCGAGGGCTTTACTATCGGCCATGCATCGTGAAATGAATTCGGCTTTAGTTTCGTTCGCTTGTTTTTCGGGTAACGGCATATAATACGTGTTTAACTAAGAAACGGATGTATCAAAATTATTACCCCAATTCGTCAATATCGGCTGATCCGATCGATTCTCGAAGGAAGTGAACGATCAGGTTGGCCTTACAGCTCGAGCATCCGTAAGCCTGGCCTGTCATTTTTGTAAACCAATGGGAGGCTTGTTTTACCGTTTCCGTCGTAATCCTCCCCTGAATCGGAAGCGTAGAAACGAATTGACGTAAAGCCTCTGTTTCCTCGTCGTTTAATTTATAGCGGCCCCATTTATTTATCGGACATCGCGCGAGTCCAAACTGGGCCTTAAAATTCATTTTACAACCGCACAAACGGAGCTTTTTCCGGTAATGGGTTATCTCGTTTGCCTTTTCGGCTTCGGCTAAATCTTCGGCCTTTAATTTATCGCCCAAGATTAAGGTTCCGCAGCTCTGCGTCGATTCGACGTAATGCTTACAGGCTTTACAGGTTTTTAATCGCTCGGTGGCGATCGCTTGAGGTACTCGAAACATTTTTTTTTATTTTAGAAATTGCGTTTTCAACTAATTTATAAAGCTGTTTAACCGGGATCCCGCTCACCTTGCTCGCTTCCTTATAACTAAAGTCATCAAATATGTATAACCTCAAAATGGTGGCGTCCAACTGTGGCATTAGCGAAATATAGGCGTCCAAATACTCGTTATCGAGTCTAGAGCCAACCCAGGGCGCAACGGGCTCCTCCATATGCTTTTCGCTTAGCGTCTCCCAATTACGTGCGAACTTTCCGTATTTTACCCCGTAGCGGCCGGAGGGATCAATAAACATTAGGTATAAAGAACGGTTAACATAATAAAACAGTTTTCCCTCAGCCGCCAAACTCTCGGCCTTTTCGCGTTGATTCTCGAGGATTTTTAAAAGGGTTTCCGAAAGTAGATCGTCACCCTTTACGGAATCGCGCGTTAAACCTCGAGCGAACTTGCGCCAGATCTGAAAATGACGCTCCATTTCGATATCTAGAACATTTTTTTTCAACCTTTTGTAAATGTAGCAAAAAACTACCATATTTTTGTCAGCGCTAATTTAAACCGATTTCATTATGGAACAACAAACGATTATTAACGAGCAAGCTCCGAAGGTATTAAGCCCGGTTAACGAGTTTCTCACTATTATTAAGAAGCGATATAACTCGAGCCCGAACTCGTTGGCGGCGGCCGGTTATCGCGAGGTGTTGAAAATGGCCGAAGATTTTTTAAACGCCGAGCACCAATGTTTAACCGCCGCCTATTCCGCCGGATATGAAACGGCGTTGAACGAGTTAAGAGAAAACCTCATAAATAAACCCAAAAATGAAGCTGAAACAAACCCCGAAGATTGAGGAACTCCAGGCTAGGCGCTATGATATTCTCGCCCTTTACCCGCACATTAAAACCGATTTCGTTCGCGGCTTTATGATGCGAAAGCTCGAGAGCGTGAACCGCGACCTTTACACATTAACGAAAAATTCAATTTACAAATGAGCAAACCAACCGCTACCGAGGCGTTATTTGAAAAATTAAACCATTACACCGACGGCGAAAGCGTCGTTATACCCAGACAGTTTTTTCTCGAGAGATTTAAGGCGGCCAAAATCGCCGAACTCGAGCAATTAGCCGAGGCCCGTTTGTTCGGTTATGACTCCGCTATTAACATTTTACAAGTCTCAGGGCAACGCCTGACGGATCCATTATTGAGCTTGCTTACCATGAACGACAGGGAAAAAGGAGGTGAACAATGACAACCGATAAACTCGACCAAATTATTACCGAACACTTCGGAACGAAATCGCTTTTCTCGAGCCGAATGAAAGTCAGCCGGTTTACGGCTTACCGTTGGATAAAAGAACCCGAGCGAATGACGTTAAAAGATCTCGAGCGCTTAAGTACAATAACTAAAAAATCAATCTGCGAACTTTTATGACAGCTCGAAACGATTTAAACGAAGCGTTGCAGTTAATACCGCTGCGCTCACAAAAAACAGTTTTAACTATTCTCGAGCCGTATTTTAAGCCCGAAATGTTTTTAGCCTCCTTCGATTATCTCGAACAATTAGAACAGCGGCCATTAGGAACGGACGAAATTTCAGAGATTATTTTTCGTCTAGTCTCCGACTTAACCGGAGTTACTACTTTTAGAAAAACAAAAAGCCGTAAAAGTGAATTGGTGTTCGCTCGACAGCTAGCGATGTTTGCTCTTTATACCGAATGCCATAATTTAAGCCTGCAGAAAGTGGCGAACTTATTTCTAATAAAGTTTAATCACGCTACGGTTTTACATGGAATTAAATCGATGGAAGCTCGTTACAGCTCTAATAAGGGCTCGAGAGAAATAATCGACGCTCTCGCCTCGTTAATGGCAGAACATTCCTTAACCACGTTTAAAGGCCGTTTAAAAACCATAGAGTTAATCGCGTGAGTAAACGTCTTGAAAATACGACTATCGATGGCGATTAACTTTTTACCAAAACAAAACGAATGTTTAAACGCGCTCGGGCTCGATTCGAAGGCCGAGGTTGTGTTATTCGGAGGCGCGGCCGGAGGAGCCAAATCTTTTACGGGTTGCGCCTGGCAAATAATGAGGCGCCTAAAATATCCGGGCACGCGCGGGTTAATCGGCCGATCGAAACTCGACACGCTTAAGAAAACCACTTTAAAAACATTTTTCGAGGTGGCCGGCTTACTAGGTTTAATCGCTAATAAACACTACCAATTCAACGCCCAGAGTAACGTTATAATCTTTTCGAACGGGAGCGAGATAATTCTAAAAGATTTGTTCGCTTATCCTTCTGACCCTTCCTTTGATTCTCTCGGATCGCTCGAGATTACCGATGCGTTTATTGATGAATGTTCTCAGGTTTCAAAAAAGGCCGTCGATATAGTCCGCTCAAGGATCCGCTATCGATTAAATCAAAATAATCTAGCGCCGAAAATACTCCTGACTTGTAATCCGTCGAAAGGTTGGTTATACAACGAGTTTTTCGCCCCATTTCGTTCCGGACAACTAGCGGAGCATTTAGTATTTATTCAGAGCCGGGTAGTAGATAATCCACATTTGCCGCCAACCTACGCCGAAACGCTCGCGCGGTTGCCGGAAGTCGATCGCAAACGATTATTGGAGGGAGATTGGGATTATGACGAAACCCTCGACTCGTTATTTACAACCGACGATCTTTTGCGCTGTTTCCGGACGGCGAACGAAACGGGTGAGCTTTACATTACGGCCGATGTCGCTCGCCTGGGAAAGGATCGAACAGTTATCGCCCTTTGGCGCGGGCTCTCTCTTATTCAAATAACAGAGCTACGGAAAAAGAAAATAGATGAAACC